CGATAATCTCTGTGACCAGACCCGCATCTTTTGCAGGCCAAAACTGAGCGTCACCGCGCTCTACCGCGTCCCACACATCATTCAGCGTGTGAGAGCCATGCGCATATTCCAGCGCATCCTCAACCCAGCGTGAGCAGCGGCGCCACTCATCAACCGATGACGACATAAGAAAATGTCCGATCCGCCTGTGCGTTGTTAGCGTGCGTGACCGTAAAGCTCTGCTTCGCACGGGCGCTGACGAAGATCGTGCCAGCCCCCAGCTCGGACGCTGCGTTTGCCGTCGTAGGCATTAGAAGGATCACGCTGTCCAAACCGACGCGGAAGTCGGTCACTGCCGTTGTTGCCGCGCTGGCAGTGCAAGTGAACGAGCCGGTGCTGTTAAGCTTGCCTTCCAGTATGTTGTTGACGACTTGGCTGATCTCTCGCGGGTTTGTCGCCTCTGTCGGCAGGCGCCGGAAGTTAGCGTCTGCCAATGGTCTGCCCCTCCATATCCAGCCCCTGAGCAAAGCTCCAGTTGCCGGTTATGTTCATACGCGCGCGGTGGAACCGCCCCTGTACGCGGTGCTGGCAAAAGCCCTCATCCGTCAGGCTGGACGCGGTATCAAAGCTGGTGGCGTCGTCTTGCCGGTCACGCGACCCGATCTGCATGGTCACGGAGCCATCTTTGAAGTAAGGCACCGTGCGGGTTACAAGCGTGTGCCGGTTCTTGGTGAGCGTAAACTCTGAGGTTTCAATGGTGCCGGCAAGTACCGTGCCAGTGAAACCATGCAGTTTCTTATCCTTGCTTCCACCGAAGAAGTATTGACCACCCTTATAGAGTGCCGAGTCGAGGGGCGCCGGTAGGGAGTCAATATTGGCAGCAAGGTTATCCAAGTCCTCTAAAGTGTAGGCCGGCGTGAACAGCGGGGCCAGCAGCTCGCATTCCTGCTCAATGATCGACCAGCGGTTGATTGCATAGTTATAGACAAGAATTTTATCAGGTGTATCAGCGGTTGCGTTATTTGAAACATACGACCACGCGACGAGCTGCGCCTCTGGATCGGCTGCGCAGGACATCTTTTCGACCTTCGCCTCGTCAAAATCTTTGAAGAAAAACTTGTCTACTTTTTCCGCCCCAATCGGAATGGATTGATTGCCTGAAAAGCGGTAGAAACCATCTCGCGCGAGGTAGAATACGTCGCCTCCAACATTTGCAATGCTGTCAGGAAACGGACAACCGCGCTGAGTTTCCACTCGGTTAATTTCGTATATAAGCGGTGAGCCGACGTAGTAAGCGACAGCAATAGCCCGCTCCATAAGGATGACAGCCCGCTCACCACCGACAAGGCCTGTGATTGCACCCGCGTCAGGAATGACCTGACTGTCAGCTTGATCTGTTCCAATGGTCCAAGATGCCTCATTGTTGATCGCACTCCATCTGACTTTATTTGGAACACGGCCTGAGCCTTCATCAATATTGGCGGTCCAGACTTGGTCTCTGACGACGGCGATATAATCCGCTTTCGGCGGGCTACCGCCCAGATTGCTAAAAGCGGAATCCGTCCCCACATCGAAGACTTGAAGCTCTTCACCTGTGCCTCCTGCTGCGATGACCTTTGTGCCAAACTGGCTGAAACGCCAACGCTCTGGGCCGGCTAGATCATAGGCGGGCGACCCCGACTTTGAGACGTCGTCAAGGTTGCTCGTTCCCTGATTGAATTTGTACAACTTCCCATCATCGCCTGCGAACAGGGAGACGTTGCCGCTCGCACTCTTTGCCGCAAACATCCCTCGTATGCGTGCTGTGGCAGCGTTGCTGAAGCTGACAAAGCTGGGGAAGCTGCGATAACCATTAGCAGCAGGCACGACGTTGTTCGCCACTGTGACGCCTGCATTGTTAAGATCGGGCTGGTCAGGCAGCCATTCGCCAAAGAAAATAGTCATTGCTGTAACCACGTCCCATCGTTGCCGGCATCCTGCACAGACCAAACCTCTGATCCGGCTGTCTGGATAGTCCAAGTCTCACCGTCTTCCGCGACATCGGACCAATCTTCGCCCGGTATCTTGCCGATGGCGCTACCGCTGATCACAACGCTACCTGTCGCCGGCATAGTGAACACACCTGTAGCCGCGCCAGACACCTCTACAGAGACGCCGGCATTTGCGGCTGCTGTGAGGACCACGACATAGCTTGCGGACTCTGTGACGGCCACAGAGGCGCTTGCAGACATGCCCCTGATGCGACCCGCTACGTTAGTGGCTGTGACGGCAACCGATGCGCTTGCCTGCATCCGTGCGATGAAGGCTGCGGTGGCTGCGAAGGACACTGCGCCAGTGACGGCGGCATCCACTCCGCGTATGCGGTCAAAGGCGTTTGTTGCCGTGACAGCGACAGACGCAGAGGCATCCATCGGGATCGGCACCTGAATACTAGCGGTGCCGGTTACTGACAGGCTTGCGGTTGCTGCGACTGAGAAAAAGTCGAAGCTCAGGCTGTCCACGTTGCCAAAGCTGTCGAGCGCATCAAAGTTGGCTATGATGCTGTCTAGTTCTTCAAGTGTAGGCTCTTTTGTAAAATCCAGCCGGATCAGTACCGCGTCATCATCCAGCGATCCTGAAATGCTGTCGAGTGGCGTCGTTATCTGATCAAGCGTTGGCTTCAGAATAGCCATGACTCACTCCTTACGCAGCAGTGATATCAAGGTCGCCGGTTGCAACTTTCAGAACATCTCCCGAAGCGATTGTCTTTGCAGCGCTGAAGCTGCCATGAACGAGCAGGTTACCCGACGATGAGGCGTCATAAAGCCCCCAATGGCTCACACTGCCCCACGATCCAGTCGCCGCTGCGAACTCTATCGCGGCATCGTTTGACATCGTTCCGCTGGCTGCCGCACCAAAGGAAACCGAAACGCGGCTGTAGTTGTTGCCGGACAGCTCTGTGCCGCTGTTGTCGTCCCCTAAAGAACCTGTAGAAAGACCAAGATACACGTTACTCGGAGCGGTGAAGGTCGCGTTGGCCCCCAGAACGTCCAGCACTTTGTTCTCGGCATAGTCAGAAAGCGCGCTCATGCTCTACTCCTAAATGTTAGCTTGCCGTGTGTAGATTGACTGAATGTGCAACGTGCCAGTGCCATACCGGCTGCGCTGCTCATCTTTGCGGATTTCTTCAATGATCCGCGAAAACTTCTGGTCGTAGATTTGCGCCCGCTGGTCATCCATCAGGTACTGATAGGCTTCGACAAGCGATCCCATGAGGTAAGCGTCGGGATGGCGGGTCAACATAGTGTTGGTGGCGTTACTGTCAGACAGGGCTGAAAGGCCGCCGATATAGATGATCTCTGCTGTGTAAGCGGAGTCAGGAACCGGACGCATCTTCATCTCGGTGCCGACAAGACTGTAAGCCACTGGCTTACCATTGCCGCCGCTCGGATAGGTGTTATCCAGCGAGGTTGGCGACATATACTCAAGCACCGTGTTCGGCGAAGTGTTGAGCTTTACAGAGCGGACCTCCCGCAGATCGGTAGGCAGACTGATAAACTCATCGCTGGCCGTCAGGGTCGCGGTGGCCCGCTTCTCCTGCTCCCGTGTTTCAAGCTCACGAGACAGACGTGCCTCTGCAAGAACAATGAAGTCCGGAATATTATCGGTCAGGTCAGAGCGCGCGAGGCTGTTCGCCAGTGCGGTCTTCAGCTCTGTATAATTCGTGATCGCCATTAGATACGTCCGCCGCCAGTTCTAAAATGTCGGTTGTCCGGATCGTTCAGCCACTTGGCCCAATCGCGTGGATTGTCGGCTGGGTGACCAAACTTCTCTTTGAGCTGGACATAAAGCAGGTTCGGGATGTCAGCGACCTTCTGGTGATGGCGCTGCGTATTACCGATCAGCTTGCCGTATTCCCACTCGTTTTGCTGACGTTTGTTTGCCTCCAGCACCTCTTTGATGTGCTGCTTCTGGATGATCTCGGCTTGACCATCACGGTCAAAATTCATCCATGTCTCTTTGCCGGCAGACTTGTCCGCAGAAATCAGTTTTTTCACGTGAAACTCCATGAAAAAAGGGGCAGCCGCAGCCGCCCCTCTTGAACATTTGTGAACTGCTTAGGAGCCGTTCAGACCGAATACAACCGCGTGGGCCTTCGGTGCGTCTGGAACCAGTGTCCACTCGCAGAGGATTTGGCGCTTCTGCGCGTCACCTGTCGGTGCAATTTCCTGCTCGACAAAGTTACGACCATTGATCGCGCCAACCGCAACGTGGTCCGGATCGATCAGGAAGACCCGATCATTTCCGAGAAAACGAGACGGGATGACCTCAAGCTGACCGAAGTCGTTAAACAGGATCGACACCGCACCGTTGAAGGTAATCGGCTGACGAGCTGTCGTGGTCGCTTGGTTGCTGACCAAGTTGGTGCCGCTCTGAGTCAGATCAGAGATGTTGGCACGGTTGGTAGCGCTGGCAACCAGAAGACGCGGGTTGCCACCATCGGTCCATGCTGCCTGCATGGCGCTGTCGATACGTGCGAGGGTCAGCGCGTGCGCTGTGCCGGTCACATCTGCGGCATCAGAACCATCGCCGGTAGCAAAGGCCATATCGGACGGCTTGTCACCGTTGGTCATCCAAGTCAGCAGGGATGCAGACTTGCGCGGGTCAGAAGCTGACTTGGCGACGTTGGTGTCACCAATCATCTTCTCGATGTCGCGGCGAAGATCAAGACCGGCAAGAACCGTCTGATATGCCACCTCACTCTCGACCCCCGCCTTATCAACGGCCTCTACGGTATTGCTGATAAGGAACCCTCGTGAACTAATTTGATGCGTATTAGAAAAACGCGTCAAAGCAGTCACGCCGGAGTCGGTCATGTCCGCGCCTTCATTGCGGTGGTTGTCGGTAGCGGCAGTTGCCAGTTCCTGAACAAGGAACTCGTAAGTAATACCGCTGGTGGAGAGTTTAGAAGCGCCGCTGTAAATTGGCGTTTCGTCTGAGTCAATCCTTGCGATGACATCCGCAAGGGTTTCACGCTCACCAATTTTGGTGGCAGAGGTTAGTGTAGCCATGTGTCACCTCATTTGTTTCTGGCTAGAAGAAGATCAACCGCTGAGGCAATGCTGCCTTCAGAGGCATGACGATCCGCAAGTTTGACCTTGCGGCGAGTAGCCACTTCATTCTTTGAGCGAGGAACTCCGGCCTTTGCCATTTTGGGCGCTTTGCGAACTCTCTTTTTTGCCTCTGGCTTTGAAGCGTTCAGCCGTGAGAGTTGCCACGAATGATACAAGGCCACGATGGCCCGATGGTCAGCAGCGTTTGCGATCTCTTCGTCGGTATAACCAAGAGACTTTGCGTACTCAGCCAGCTCCGCCCGCTCCGTATCGCGGACCTTTTGGTCCTGCCATTGCGGTAGTTTCTGAAGCATAAGCTCTGACTGCTGAACAAGATGCGCACGCATCATGCCCTGCTGTTCGGTAGCACGCTCTTTTTGCACTCGATGCTGTTCCACCTGTATCTTCTGCAAGTTGTCCTTGCGTGCGTTCCAATCTTGGACAAGGCGGGTGTATTCCTTAGCGTCAAGCTCCTGATAGGCTTTATCCCAATCAGGCTCCTGACCAAGCCCCTGTTGGACTTGTTGCTCAAGCTGCTGAAGTGTCTGAGCATACGCATCCCGCAGTTGGCTTGTTTGTGCGCGCTCGGCCTGAAGCTCAGATTGCTCTGCTTCAAACTGTTTGCGCTGTTCTGCCAGTTGCTGCGTCTTTTGCGTGTAATCAGCCTCTCTCGTGTAACCTTTGAGTGCTTCATCAAGTGAGACATCAACGTCCTGTCCGTTTACGCGGACAGTGAAGACATCCTCCTCAAATTCACCTTCATCGGCATCGTCGTTGGTCTGATCTTCCTCATAGTCATCAACTTCAGGGTCAAATTCCTCTGACTCGTCGGTCGCCTCATTTGAGGGCATCACCTGATCTTGATCCGTAATGATCTCTTCAGGTGGAGCCTCCAACTCACTAGACGTATCCTCCGCAGGAGGGGTCTCCATGAGCAGGCTGGCTGCATCTTGTAGGGAAAGGTTGGAGTTGGTTTCCGCTTCGGGGTCAACCATAAGTCACCTCTAATTTATCTGTGTTTGAGCCGTTCTTCTGCAAGTCGTCCGTCCTCAAGGACTTTTTGAAAGTGTCCCTTAAGAGCGTCGAGTGCTTGGAGAAGCTGGTAGATGTTCTCGCGGGCTGCTTGGTCAGCGATTGCTGACTGCTTCCACGCGGTAACAAATTCTTTATCGAGGGTTTCAAACGCCTCAACGATGAGCGGGTCGCGCATCAAGGCTTCGGCCCGCGCTGCACGTTCCGCCTGCTGCCTCAGTTTTCCCTCGTTCATGATAAGCGGGTGAACCCTGTAAGGCTCATGGGTGAGCGATAGAAATCAGGCCGGTATCCGTAGCTTTCAGTGAAACGCCGGTTGGCGGCATCAAAACCAAATCCAGCAGGCAGGTTAGCCGGTGCGTCATCTAGCGACGTGCGGCGGAAGAAAACGCCGGAGTCATTATTAGTTGATCCGTCTGTGCCAGTTGAGCCGCCTGTGTCCTGATTGCTTTCACTGCGCGTTTTAGGCCGGCAGGCTTGCAGGAAGTCGTCATAAATATATCCGTCTGGACACTGCTCTGCGCCAGTCAGCGGGTTGGCGGACGGCGCAACCATGTCGTACTGGTCCTCGTGGGAGCTGTCATAATTACCGTATCCCGGTCCCGGCGCGATTATATCTCTGAACGGATGGTCTGGACCGGGATCAAACCTGTTTCCTCCGTACACCACACCGCCCAATGCGTTGGTGCTAAGTTCGCCCATAATCTTGCCCTTGCTGTTAAAAACAGGCTGGCCAAGACCAAGACGCAAGTCCTCTTGAGGAGTATTCAAACCTGTGATCGCTGAAAGTACGTTCCCGATGGGATTAGAGGAGTTCATGTACTCCATGACCGCCGGAGCATTTGGTCCATATCTAGCAAAATAAGCGCCCGGTCCGCTTGCAAGTTGTCCCGGCGTGAAGCCCATCTCTGGGGTGCCGACCATCATAGAACGGCTTTGCGAAGCCTGCCGCGCAAGCTGATCCGCATCAGCTCCGACAATGCCAGATTTCGCCAGTTCTCCCATCAGCCCCATTCTAGCCGCTGCGGCATCGGCGCGTTGACGATAAAGGTCAGCATTGACCGTTTCGTCTGTTGCTTGAGCGTCAATTAAAGCTGCTTCTGTGGCAGACGAAGGCAAGACTGAAGGCACGTCGAAGCCCGGACCCACATCCAATCCCATGTCCATCACAACTTCACCAGTTGTTGTGTCAAACGTGGTCCCAGAAGCGTCAGTGATCGTTGCCGGCGGGAAATTTGAAGACCCAAC